GTCATGACAGTAGGATCCATGCCACGATGTGTCAGTTCCTACTGTGGTTCGACAGAAGCAGACCGCCTATGTCGAATCCAGAAGCGCTCGATCCGTATTCTGCGGGTCGTCACTTCTTGTCGGTTAAGCAGGTGCCGACGGCAACTGCTATCCGACACTCAGGCTCTTTGTCGGTGACAAAAAGCCTGGGTGTACTCCAAAGAGAGGGGTTTCCTCTCGATGAAGTAAGCCACGATGGTTCGCGTCGCGATATCACCGTGGAAAGGGTATTGGGAGGATTGTCATCTTCCCAGATATCCTCGCTCGGTACGTTGCTGACAGCAATTAGTACCGAACGCGACGCCCGGAGTGATATTCTATCATCTCCGGACGCCGTACGTGAGCCTGAGTCGGAATCCGATTCAGTCTCCGTAGATGAAGCAGTCGCCGCCAAAGACGGCGATGGCTTCACAGTGGTGCGAGGTAAGACAAAAGTCTCACATCGCATCAAGTACGAGGACCCATGGAAAATCCATGCCGCTCGTACACTAGCCGAGGCGAGGGGACACCCCTTACCCGAGCTAGTGGTCTGGCAAGGCGATGGTTATCGCCTTCAAGACCCCCTGCCCCCCCGACTACTTGGTAGTCGGTGGAGCGGGTCTGCGAGAAACAGAATACGTTTCGCGCAGATAGCAGACACGGACATAAAAATGTACGTGATCTGCTACCACACTCACTGGGGCAAAGCCCTTCGTGAGATGTGTTCCGATACCAGTAGTGCAACGTGCTCCTGGGCTCGGACCCTGAAGTCGCGCATTCGTGCGTTGCTCCAGGGAGGGTCAGATCCGATTTGGTCAAAACGGAAACTGGCTCAGATTTACAAGGACGGCAAAAGCCGTTCTTCTAAATCACGGTCTGAGAGGCTCATCGAAGTACTCAAGACCGTCGACGGGATGTTCCTACAGCGTTACTTAGGATTTCCCGAAGAGGACTGGAGCTGGCATAAATATGACAGCTTCGTCCTAGGAAACTTGTCTTACCTGATAGGGGACGAGTTCCTTGATGGTGAGTTGCATGACGATGTCATCAACTACACCACCGCTTACGCGCAGCTAAAAAGCTACCGTAAGCTCTTCAAGGACCATGCGAATCGTATGGCCATTGAAGACATTGTGACAAGTCAGTCTTTGGCTGACATGCCACAATGGTTGCGTCAGTTCGGCCCGGTCTGGGCCGAAACTGCACGCGCCCAGGGGCACCGCTACGATTTTCTAGTCGGTCTCCTGAGCCAGACCAGAGGGTGCGGTACTCCGCCGCCCCTCGTGGTCTTGCAGTCAAAGCTGAAGTTCCTTCAGACTGTGACTGCATGCGCACCACCGAGAGATACTACGAGTATCTCCCTGTTGCGCTCTGGGATCAAGAAGGTACTTTCAGACCTTCCTGACTCAGCGTTCACGGGACTCTCGACAAAGTCGAGAATCACCGTGACTACCTCCGCCTCGTGGGAAAACACCCGTCGAGAAGGAGGTACGATCGAGCATATATCTGAACTGGTACATGCTGGATCGATCGGCGAGAAGGTACCTATCAGGTGCCTCCAAACCGGTACTGTGGAGCGTTACGAGAACCTCGAAACGCTAAACACAGGAGAGTACAT